CAGCTTTCCTTCCATAGTTCTCTGATGATTTTATATCTTGAATTAACTTAACTCTTTGTTCGAGTATGTTGTAATTTGCGGGCATAAGCTACCTTGCTTGGCTTCTGATTTTTGCCTGTCCTTGCTTTAAGTTGTCAGAGCAATATACAACATACTCGAAGAAAGAGTTAAGTTAATTCAAGATATAAAATCATCAGAGAACTATGGAAGGAAAGCTGAGTCACTCAGGCAAGTTGAAATATTCAATGATAGAATTTTCCCTCATGTCTACGAGCGGTTAACAAGAAGGTTTGAAAGAGAAACCGTTCTCGAAATGCCCATTGTCTCCTCAGTAAATCTTGCAAGGCGTATCGTTAAGCAAGAAGCATCTGTCTACAAGAACCCACCTAAACGTGAGTGGACTGAGCTTTCCGATGAGCAGCTTGAAGTGGTCCAAAGAATCTATGCAGATATGGTCATAGACTCAAAGCTCGCTAAGAGTAATGAGTCTTTCAAGCTGCAAAACCAAAACCACTTATACATCGTTCCCAAAGAGGGCAAGCTTACTATGAGAGTTCTTCGTAACCATCACCTTGACTCTATTGATAGTGATGATGACCCAGAAAAACCTTATGGGTATGTCATAAGCAATTTAGATAAAAATATGTTTCGTCGTAAGCGTACAAACCAATGGGGTGGTGCTACTTCTATCTCTCGGTATGACTCTTGGACCGACCAGGATGCCGACTTTAAAGACCAATCTATCGGTGATGATGACGACTTTAATAAAAGGCTAGAACGATACCTTGTGTGGACTCCTGAGTTTAACTTTATGATGGATGGCACAGGAGAGATACTTAGCGAGGAAGTTGATAACAGTGTTGGTATTGTTCCCTTTGTAGATGTTTCAATTGAAAAAGATTTTGAGTATTGGGTAAGACAAGGCGACTCGCTAGCTGAGTTTACTATCGACTATAACTCATACCTCTCGGATGCAAGTCAGGTTGTGATGATGCAGGGTTATTCACAGGCCTACATGATTGCAAAAGATGGTGTGATGCCTGAGAACATTAAGGTTGGACCACAGTTCGTTCTTAGGATGCCAGTAGAGGAGGGTTCTGAGCAACGCCCAGAATTTGGCTTTGCTTCTACTGGTGCAGACCTTCAAGGTGTCATTAACTTTGGTGACCTACTTTTATCCAACTTCCTTACTAGCCGTGGACTTGATGCAAGTGCAGTTAACTCAAAGGGAGAGTCTGATAAGTCTACATCGGGCATTGAACGATTCCTTAAAATGGTTGAAAAATTTGAAGCATCGCGCTCAGACTTCTCGTCATATGAGTATGCCGAAAAGAAGATATGGGACATCATTAAAGAGTTTCACAATGCGTCAATAGGCACAGACCTACTTGACTCAAAGTATCAAACATCTCTTATTCCAGAAAGTTCACAAGTTATGGTCAAGTTTGCAGGGCCCGAGATGATTAAGTCGGATGAAGAGAAAGCTAATATGTGGATTAAGCGAATAGAGCAAGGAGAAGCAACCGTCATAGACATGATTCAAGACCTTCGTGGTGTTGATCGTGAAATGGCGTTTGAGATTGCTCAAGATAATATGGCCATAGAAAGGCAAATGCTAAATGCCAATCAACCTGAACCAAGTAACGACGGAAATTGAGCTTGACCTCGACAAGGTGCCTCGAAACCTTAGAGCACAAGTTAAACGTACCGTTGGGGAAGTTATCATCGATGAGATTAACTCTCATCTTGACCGCTCTACATCACCAGTCTCAGGGGGTGACTATAAGAGGACAAAGAAAGACGGAAGTCCTTCACAGCTCTTGGAAGAGGGCGACCTTAGAAGCAATCTTGAGTCAAGAAATCGAGCTGGCAACACCATTGAAATAGGAATCTTTAATAGCAAGCAAGCCCCTAAAGCGTTTAATCACAACGTTGGAGATACTCTTCCTACCAGGCAGTTTATTCCTTTTGAGGGTGAAAACTTTAAGCGCAAAATCAAATCAAGAATCAATGAGACTATCAAGTCATTTGAAGTTGATGTCGATGAGCCATCAAGAGAAGAAATAGTTGAGAATAATGTAACGGTCGGTGACATCCTGGATGCTCTAAAGGGGTTCGGTCTTGTGGGGGTAGACGATGGCCAAGGTTAAGTTTAAGTTTGACCCAAGGACTCCAAAGAAAACTAAAGAGGCCATCCTTCGCATAGTAAACGACGCTATCCTTAAAAACAAAATCAACGAGACTCTTGTCACTCAAGTTCAGACTCAACAAAGAGCATTTGATGATAAAAAGCTTAAAGCATTAAAACGCTCAAGCATAGCCCATAGACGTTACCTATCAAACTTCAATGCAACAAGTGACCAGTATTCAGCAAGGCGCTCAAACCTGACATTCACTGGTCAGCTTTTAAAATCTTATAAAACAAAGATAAGTAAATCGGGTGTTGTAACCATAGGCCCTACTGGAACCCATAAGGGTTATCGAACTGGTGGTGGTCGTGGAAGGTCAATTGCAAACTCTAAAATAGTTCGGTTTCAAGCAAGGCAGGGAAGAGACTTGACCAGGCTTGGGCAAAAAACATTAAGAAAATTAACCAACGTCATAGTCACCTTTGTAAGGGGAAAACTAAGGCGTTAATTGACTAAAGTGCAAAGGAGTAATTACAATGGAAGAAACCAAGACCGCCCTTAATGAGGGCACTCACGAGCTTAATGAGCAGACTGAGAAGACCGAAGCTGCAAAGACTGATTCGGTTGATTATGACACTTACCAACGTGCCATGGCCCAACGAATGAAGTTCAAGCAAGAGAAAGAAGAACTTGCAGGTGAACTTGAAAAGTATAAGCAGCAAGAGCTGGAAGCAAAAGGTAAATACCAGGATGTCATTGAGTCACTTAGAAAACAGAATGAAGACTTGTCTACTAAGTTGCAGAAGCAGCAAGCAAGTTACTCATGGAATGTTATCGGGTCTCAAATTAAATCCGAATTTATCAAGAAGGGTGTAGAGCCAACGAAAGTTGATAAGGCCCTTAAGTTTGCTACTGCTGCTCATGCGGATGACTTGAAAGGCATTGAGGTTGATGACCAATACAATGTTAACTCAAGTGATATGCAACGGTTTGTAGATAAATTTCTTGCTGACAATGTCGACATGGGATTTACAAAAAAGGTCAAGGTTAATGATATGTCCCCTAATAACAATGTTGTTGGGAAGACGGACAAGAAGTCACTTTCAAAAATGAAGGATGACGATTTAACAAAGATGTTAGGTTCAGCTAACTAATAAACAAGGAGGCCATCATGGCTATTGGTGATACCGAGTTATCGGCAACCAAACAAGAGGTCATTGCTGAGATTGCCCAGCGTGCCCTTATTTCTAACAGTGCAATTCTATCAACCGTTCGTGACCTTTCTATGTTTGCTGTAAAAGGTGCGGAGACTATTTCTTTCCCAGCTTCTTCTTCTCTTTTTGCTGCTGAGAACAGAGCTTCTGGCGCTAACGCTACTATCCAAGATATTGCGTTTAAGAAAGACAGTCTTGCTCTTGACCAGCGCATGATTATAGCTTGGGCCGTAGACAGTGATGATGAGCTTGAGTCTCGTCTTGATGTTCAACGTGAGCTTATCGACCGTGCCGCTCGTGAGCATGCTCGTGATGTTGATGCCAAGTTAATTGCTGAAATGGAGTCAGTAGGTATTGCTACAACAACTGCTGGTTCAATCTCTCAAGCTGTAGTTCTTGAAATGAGAGCTATCCTTGGTAGAAACAAAGCTAATATGCAAAACCTTTATCTTGCCGTTAGCCCAGAAGAAGAAGCCAATCTTCTTCAAATTGATCCATTTGTTGGAGCTGACAAGTACGGAAGCGCTATTATCCCTCAGGGTGTTCTTGGAACTATCTATGGGGTTAATGTTGTTGTTTCTCCTGAGCTTTCTGGCGACCAATACTTCATGTATGAGTCCGACGGTATCGGGATTGGTTTCCAACGTCGCCCTCAATTTGATGAAGTAAATAACCCGCTTCTTGGGCCTGGTGCCAAAACACAAGTCCTCGGACAGAAGTATGGTGTTAAAGGGCTTCAAATTGGTGCCCCTGGTTCTTTCCTTGCTGACGGAACCACTCCTACTACTACTGAGTCTGGTCTTATCGTAAAAGATAACAATTAAGACTAAGTGGCGGCTTATTTTCAATCGCCTTTAGGGGTGAACCACGTTCCCAATTTCCTTCGGGCCTCGACTGCGTCGGGGCTCCGTAGGTTAATGCTTAAAAATAATGTCGCCCAAAAAGGTTTTGTTAATTACTTTAACATTCAATGGAACGAGAGAGAGCAGGTTTGGTATGCTTGGTTTTTCGTAACAGAAGATAATATCTCTGAGCTTGAACGATTGTCTGGGGGTGATGAATAATGCCTTTCAAGAACGCAATCCAAGACAGAGAGTTTGATAAGTTTTTTGAAACGTCCGATAATGAGACTGCTGTAAGAGTTGGTCTTACAAGCGGACCACCTACCAAGCAAGTTGAATATGATGCAATCGCAGTAGCGTATCCAAATGGTACGACTGAGGTATTTTCTTATTTTCAAGGCGGGCTTTCTGGCACATTAGTTCTAACGGTAACGGTCGTTTATACCGATATGACAAAAGAAGATATTAGCACTGTGGAGTTTGTGTAATGGGGTGGCAATACAACCCATTTACAGGTGAACTTGATCGTGTTGGATTAAGTGCATCTGGAAGCAACCCTTGGGTATTGATAGAAGCTACCGCCTTTGCAAACGCAACTACTACAATTGACACTATTAACAATAATGATTTTGAATCAACTTTATATCATGCAGTTGCTTACAATAAAGCGGAATCAGTGTTTAGGTCATTTGATATTTCTGTCTTGAATAATAACGGAAGTTATCAAGAAAGCGTAAAGGGGCTATTAGGGTTTTTTAATTTAAGCATTATTACAATAAATAATACAGGCTCTTTTGAGCTACAGGTAAATAACCCGAACGCCTACGATATAACATTAACACTAGGACGGTTAATTTTAACTTAGTAGGAGTGAATTTATGGCAAGAGAAACTTTTAATTCAGAATTAGGTTATGGGATTTATGCAGAAAATGGAGACATTCAAGCATTAATCATTTCGGGCACATTAGTCCCGGATGGTGTCTCTGGTAAACAAGGCGATGCGCCTATCGGTTCTATTTATCTTAGGTCTGGAACTGGCGAGCTTTATCAAAAGATTGCTAATGCTGGAGCCCCCGCTGACTGGGAGCTTAATGGTTCATCAAGTGTTGGTATTGGAACTTGGAGGGGTGAGCAAGTTGTTCTTGTAACTAATGATACACAAGGCGCAGGAACCAGAGATGTTGTTGCCAATCCTTTTAGTGATGATGATGGTACAGCAGTACCTTTGTCACAATATGTTGTCGGTCGATATATTATTTCTGATGCAGATGGAACTCCCGCTCTTTTAGAGATTACAAATGTTGTGGGTGACGATGTTACGTTTGCAGTAGCAGGAACACCTCTTTCTAACCAAGACACGTTTACTACTAGGTTTTACCTTCCTGATTCACCAGATTCTCAAGAAGGACAGGCAATAGTCCAATATGATGGCTCTATTGTTATTAAAATAGGAGACATCGATTTTTCTTTTGCTACCGGTATTGACCTGTCAGGTGCTTATTCGGCTGCTAGTGGTGACGTTGCGTCTGGTGACACTGTTGAGCTTGCTATTGAAAAACTTGATGGAAATAACGATGCCCAAGATTCTTTGCTTGGAACTTCTCAGGGCGATACTGACCTGGGGTTATTTCCAAACAATGACGTTATTCCTGATAACTCAAGTGTAAAAGATGCCTTGGATGCAGTAGCTCAAGAAGCTGAGGGCCAACCATCTGAGCAAACAGGTGTTAATAGTGCCACGACTCTTGATTCTGTTTTAGTTGATTCTTATCGATCCGTTGCTTGGCTTGTTACTGCTTTTGATGAAGCTAACCCCGCAGACGTTAAATCGGCCATTGTTCATGGAGCAAACAATGGAACAACAAGTGCCGACGCAACGCTTACAGATGATAATGCTTCCTCACTTTTACAAAGTGGAGTTTTCAATACACAAATTGCAGTTGTACTTTCAGGGACAGGGGCGGCTCAAGAAATGGTTTTACAAGTAAACTCAAGTGAGCCTGGTGTAACCTTTACAGCAATTAGATTGGGAGCAGCGCCTAGTGGCTATTAACCTAGATGATGCTTTTGATGTAAGAGCTGAAGGCTTTGCTGTCAGGGATAATGATGGCAACCCAATTTTTTATATAACAACAGGGATAGGCGATCCAACTGGGTCGCCTGCTCCTGTTAACACCTTTTACATAGACCAAAGCACGCAGCTTCTTTATTACAAGTTCGGGGCAGGTAACAACGATTGGAGGCAAATAAGAGCGCAAGACATTGCCTTTGATAACTCTGTGGCCGATTATCCAAACAACCCACAAAACCTTCAAGCTGCCTTGGAAGAAGCTAGAGGCGCTCGCTTTCAGTACATTCAATTTCAAAAAATAGGGCAAATGAACTTTGACCAGTACTTAATTGCTGGTGCGGAGGTGACTACCAATAATATTAGAAGGTCAGGGGATGCATCCAATGGTTATCAATTTGGAAACTCTGCTCCTCAAACAGTAGCTTTTTCAGGCAATGTTAAAAATGCTACGGCTTCAGTCAGGGGTATCGCTCAATCAACAGGAACTCCCGCTGCAAATCTGAGCATGGAGTTTGAACTTTGGAAAGTCGGATTTAACAACGAGGGAACAAAGTTGGGTGATATTGTTTTTGATGTTGTGTCGGCCAATTACACAATAGGTAACTGGTGGAATAGCTCTATTGTTACGGCCTTTGCAGAAGAACAACCACAAGATGTCGATGTCACAGCAGGGGACTTGCTAGGCTTAAAGTTTAACAGTCAAACAGGAAATAACAACGTGGTATCCATTGAAAACACCACAGTGGTTTTAGAAATAACAGGAAACGCATAATGAGTGCTTATACTTATAATTTTTCGGATACTAAAAGCAAGGATGTTAACAAAACTCAATTTAGTTTAGAGGTTTCAAACTCTATTATTAGTGAGGCACTTCAGAATTTAGTTTTCTTAGAAGATGAGTTTGTATGCGTTTTTGCTCAAGACTTGGGCGCGCAGGATAAAGAGACTTTAGACTCACTGGTTGCTGCTCATAATGGGGTGACCGTTGGTAGGATTAGCTATGTCGATTTTTTAAAAAAAGACACGAGTAATATTCCAATTTTGGCATTGCAAAAACCTGTAGGAGATTTTGACACGATTATTACTCATAACTTTTGTGATAATGCTTCATGGCCACAGACGAATGATTCTTCTTGGATACTGAGCCCCTCAGCAGGAGAAGTATTTAGGGTCCAAAAAGCAGAGGTTCAATTTGAGCACGACG